CGCACAGTGGATCCTAGGCAAATTGTCTACCTTTACTGGTCAGCAAGTCTTTTCCACAATGAGCAACTCAAAGGAAATCCCCAGCTTCAGATGGACTCAATCCCTGAGAAGAGGGCTCAGTGAGTTCACAACACCGGTGAAGACCGATGTTCTGAGGGATGCCAAAATGATACTTGATGGTCTTGATTTCAATCAAGTCTCTCTTGTTCAAAGGATCCTTAGAAAGTCTAAAAGGAATGATGGAGATCTTGATAAACTGAGAGACCTAAATAAAGAAGTGGACAACCTGATGAGCATGAAGAGTTCCCAAAGAGACACAATCTTAAAACTTGGTGATCTCAACAAATCTGAACTGATGGATCTTGCATCAGACCTGGAGAAACTGAAAAGAAAAGTTGGACAAACAGAAAGATCAGCCTCAGGAGGTGTGTACCTGGGAAACCTTTCCCAATCACAGCTCACCAAAAGGTCTGATCTTTTAAGGAAACTTGGTTTTCAACAGCAGCAAGTGAGGTCTCCAGGGGTTGTAAGGATTTGGGACGTAGCTGATCCGAACAGGCTGAATAATCAATTTGGATCTGTCCCTGCACTGACAATCGCTTGTATGACTAAACAAAGTGACAATACCATGGGGGATGTTGTTCAGGCACTAACATCTTTGGGACTTCTTTATACAGTTAAGTTCCCCAACCTGATTGACCTAGAAAAACTTACAGCAGAACATGACTGTCTTCAAATAGTGACTAAAGATGAGAGCGGCTTGAACATCTCAGGATATAACTATAGTCTTTCTGCAGCTGTTAAAGCTGGTGCAACGCTTCTGGATGGTGGTAACATGCTGGAAACCATAAGGATCACTCCTGACAACTTTTCTCAGATCATAAAGACAACCCTATCCATAAAGAAAAAGGAAGGCATGTTTGTAGATGAGAAACCTGGAAATAGAAACCCTTATGAAAACCTTCTGTACAAAATCTGCCTTTCAGGAGAAGGTTGGCCTTACATTGGCTCCAGATCCCAGATCAAGGGTAGGTCATGGGAAAACACCACTGTTGATTTAAGCACAAAGCCCCAACAAGGGCCGAGAACACCAGAAAAGGCAGGTCAGAACATTAGACTCTCCCACTTGACTGAGTTGCAAGAGTCAGTTGTGAGAGAGGCAATGGGTAAGATTGACCCAACTCTGACAACATGGATTGACATTGAGGGTACCAGTAATGATCCGGTTGAATTAGCATTGTACCAACCAGACACAGGTAATTATATCCTCTGTTATAGGAAACCACATGATGAGAAGGGGTTCAAAAATGGTAGCAGGCATTCACATGGGATGTTGCTAAAGGACCTAGAATCTGCACAGCCAGGCTTGCTCAGCTATGTTATAGGGCTCCTTCCTCAAAACATGGTCCTCACCACCCAAGGTTCAGATGATATAAGGCGCTTAGTAGATACACACGGTCGCAAAGACTTAAAGATTGTCGACATTAAATTGGCATCTGAACAGGCGAGAAAGTTTGAGGAGCCAATCTGGTCAGATTTTGGTCACCTCTGTAAGAAACACAATGGAGTTATTGTGCCAAAGAAAAAGAAAGACAAAGACATCCCACAGTCCTCAGAGCCACACTGTGCCCTACTTGATTGTCTAATGTTTCAGTCAGCCATAGCAGGCCAACCACCTCAAACCAAACTGGAAGGTTTATTGCCTGATGCATTGCTCTTCACACTGGAGGCAGCATTCACCATCTAGATTGGTGCTCCCCAGTCCGCGGCATTTGCCGCGGACTGGGGGGCCACACCGACCCGGGCATTGCCCGGGTCGGTGGGAGACAATGATTGTCCTTCTAGTGGTTCTTGTGCCAGGTGATTGGCTTTTTTAGTTCAGGGTATTTCCCACATCTACATCCTCCTCTACTGTTGAGCCTATGGGGTAGTGGGCAGGGTTCACCACGTATGTGTCTATGAGTTGGAAAGCCTACCAGGTGAAGAAACAGTGTTGTTGTGAAAAACAAAGTGCTCCAGAAACAGATATCCACCAAAGTCAACGGTGTCTTTCCCTGTCTATCTATGTATTCTTTATTGAGCATTTCAGACAATAAATGATCACTCTCAATAATCCAATCATTTCTAAATTCACTTTCATTCAAGTAGCTATTATTTCTAACAAGCCAGCACCGTGGCAATGAGTGTTCCCCTGATGCTGTGTGATTGACATACCAAAATTTGGTGTAATTACAATAAGGAGTGTTCAACAATTCTTTAAGTCGATTCTTCATCAGTAAGTTGTCAGATATTAATGCATTAATTGAGTGGGTCAGCAAGTTTACCTTGTTTTTTGTATTGTCATTCAATGTCTCTATCGCTTTTTTGTTGAACTCAAACAATTTCAACATGTCACAGAATTCCGAATCGTGGTCAAGGTTACATTTTGCTAGTGCTGTGTTTCCAAAGCACTTAAGATCTGACGTCACTAGCATCCATCTTTCAAGACAATAACCACCAGGCATGTCATTGCCCACTGCATCAGTTATTGTCCAGGAGAAAATGCCGAGTGGTCTTCTAGAACCAGAAGAGCGACCAGCATTCGCCAACATTAAATGCATGGAGTTTACATGATTCATTTCGCATTGATTTTTCCAAGTTGAATTTCTAATCAATAAAAACCTTTTTTTACCTAAATCCTGGATATTTGAAAATGCAATTCTTGAACCGAATAGAACCCCTAGTCTTTGAAGGATGGTATCTTCAAACCCGTGAGACCCAAACCCCTCAGTGATGTTTATCTGCACACGTGTTTCATTCACTGTTGAAGTTTGCTTTTGACACAACGGTGTTGGATCATGATTGAAGTCATACTTTAGGGCTCTAAAAATCCACTCAAGTAAGCCAACCATCCTGCTTCTGTGCTCAACTGCAGGGTGCACACAGTTTGACAGATTGTTGAGGACTTGACGATCATGTTCAGCCATGAGCAGGGTAACATCAGTCACAGACACCTCAAGACACCAAGTGGCATTTTTGTTTTCATGGACATAGTAGGTGGAATGATTCACCATGCAAGATGTGGGGTGGTCCTCGAATACCTTCAACATATCAAACGTTATGTTTTGCAATTCTGTGCTCCTTCCAATTCTAAAAGAACACGATCTTCCTGCTAGAGTCAAAAAGAATATCAATTGGAAAAGGCCACTCTTCCACAAGTTAATCATCCCTTTCAAGGCAGCAATTAAGCTCACTGCTATCAGAGCTATGTTGATAGCCTCATGGATGATATTCGGAACTTCTTCAAAAAAGCTGAACAATTGACCCATGATTGACGCAATCAAAGATTTAAGCGTGACTAAAAAACGCCTAGGATCCCCGGTGCGC